GATTGGGACTACACTGGCAAAGAAGGTAAGTCTCGCTATCTTCCGAAGAAGGCACGGGAATCACTATCAGCCGGTCAAAAAGCCGCCGGAAGTAAAGCTAAAAACAAAGCAACCAAGTCCGGAAAGCAAACAGCCAAGTACACACCAGCCGAAAGAAAGGCTGTAAGGAAGGCAACTCGTGGCTAAGAAAGACCCTCGACTCGCTCGCGCAGGGGTAACAGGATTCAACAAACCCAAGCGAACACCAAGTCATCCGAAAAAATCACACGTCGTTGTCGCAAAAGTCGGTGATAAGATGAAGACCATCCGATTCGGAGAACAGGGTGCGAAGACCGCAGGTAAACCAAAGGCCGGTGAGTCAGAAGCCATGAAAAAGAAACGTGCATCATTCAAGGCACGTCATGCAAAGAACATCGCCAAGGGCAAAATGTCTGCGGCATATTGGGCGGATAAAACCAAATGGTAGTCGATGGCACTCTCTGACGACATACAAGATGCCATAACAAGGCATCAAATATTCATATTAAGGTATGCCGCTGGGCGTGAGAAAGAAGCGTCGCAATATGTAGATCGTGTCAAAGAGATGATTCAGGATGAGCTTCGCAATGAGGAGTTGACCGATCTTGACCTTGCGCGTTTGAACCGATTCATGGATGAAGTCCAACTGTTTGCCGAGGAGCAATATCAAGCTCTGGCAGATAAAGTTGCTGATGATGCACGGGAATTAGCGGCTCAGGAAACAGATTGGAACGCAGGATTACTCAGTCGAATCATCGGAGAAGATATTACAGTACCTTCTGCATTTAGCACGGAACTATCTGTTTTTGCTGAAGTTTTACTCGCTGGAGTGGCTGGTGCAACAGTGCGCGGAGTGGTAAATGCCTTCCGGCAAACTAAGACCACTCAGTTGATGCAAGCCATACGAGATGGTGTGACGATGCGGGAAGACAACTTTCAGATCGGACGGCGAGCTGAATCTGTTACCGGACTACACAAGAAGCAAGCAGGTTCGATGATCCGCACGATCAGCAATCATGTGTCCGTGAAAACGAGAGATACTGTCCTGCAAGAAAATATTGGTCTGTTCGATGGATATGAGTGGGTTGCTGTCCTCGACTCTCGCACGTCAATCATTTGCGCGGGGAGAGATGGAAAAATATATCCATTGACGGATGATCCCGAAAAGTCGCCCAAGCCTCCGGCGCACTTCAACTGTCGCTCGACGATCACTCCGGTAGTGAAGGCGGGGTTCGAGGATAAGGTAAAAAAGCCAAAGCCTCGCACAGCAGAAGGCGCAAAAGGTAAGACAAAGGTCAGGCAGGCCACAACGTATGAATCATGGTTGATTAGACAGCCAGCATCCTTTCAAGATGAAGTATTAGGAGTCACGCGAGGACGGTTGTTTCGTCGCGGGGGCTTAAATCTTTCTAAGTTCGTTGACGATTCAGGGAAAACTCTGACGCTCGACGAGTTAAGAAAAGTCGAACCTGAAGTGTTTAATAGGTTAAAATTGTAACTGGAGTCCGAGACTCAACGTGCCAAGCTAGAGGTGAAGCATGGAATTTTTGAATGAAGTAGAACTGGACGATACGGTCAAGCAACAACTGGCCGATAAGTTCAAGGAGACTCTGGATAAGAGTCTAGAAGAGAAAATCGCGGAAGAAGTTTCGGGATTGAAGGCGAAGAACGACGAGTTGCTGGCAGAGAAGAAAGCCGCGCAACGAGCGAAGGAGGAGTTAGATGCCAAGGCCAGAGTTGAAAAAGAGAGGTATGCTCAAGAAAACGGGCAATACCAAGAACTCTACGAAAGTCAAAAGCAAGAAGCCGACACCTTACGCCAAAAAATCGAAGAAATGAATCATCTGGCTACCCGACAAAAAGTTCAGTCGGAGGCCACAAAGATTGCTTCTACGTTGACAAAAGACGTAAGTAAGGCAAAATTATTGGAAGAAAAGTTGAGCCAGAGGCTCACACTTTTAGATGGAGAAATTAGAGTGACTGATGACGCAGGTCAACTGACAGTCAGTTCGCTCGATGATTTGGTGACTACGGTGAAGAACGATTTTCCGTTTTTAGTCGATGGAATCCAAGCAACTGGTGGCGGGGCCACTCGTTCACAAGGCAGGGCCGATGTGGGCAATCGACAAATCAGCCGTACTGAATTTGAAGCACTATCTCAGGGCCAACGCTCTCAGTTCTTCAAGGAAGGCGGTAAAGTTTTTAATGATTAAGGAGAGGCCACATGGCTAACGTATTAACGGATCTTGCGGCAGACATTTACAAAGCCGCCGACGTGGTAGGACGGGAGCTTGTAGGCTTCATTCCTGCATCTACTATCAACTCTAACGGCTCAGAGCGAGCGGCGAAGGGTGACGTAGTTCGTGCATCATTCACACGCGAAGCAACAGCAGTTGACGTATCAGAGTCTATGACAGTTCCAGAAGGAACCGATCAGACTGTTGATAACAAGACTCTGAGCATCACAAACGCTCGTGCAGTACAGATTCCGTACACTGGTGAAGACATTCTCCACTTGAACAACGGTATCGGCTACGAGACTGTGTATGGTGACCAGATTGCTCAGGCAATGCGTACTCTTACAAACGAAATGGAGCAAGACTTGTGGGAAGAAGCCTACACGAACTCTTCTCGTGCGTTCGGTACTGCTGGCACAACGCCATTTGGCTCTAACTTCTCAGAGATTGCTGAGATTCGCCAAATCCTCATCGACAACGGTATGCCACAGAACGATGGTCAGGTATCACTCGTGATGAACACTCTCGCAGGAACTAACTTGCGTCAGTTGGCACAGCTCCAGCAAGCAAACACTGCTGGTGGAACTGACCTCCTGCGTCAGGGCGTTTTGCTAGACCTCCAAGGTCTGGGCATCCGCGAGTCTGCACAAGTCGGCACTCACACCAAGGGTACTGGTAGTAGCTACCTGCTGAACGACGCTTCATCTGCTGTTGGTGATACGACAATCGCAACTGACACTGGCTCAGGAACTATCCTTGCAGGTGACATTGTGACTTTCGCAGGTACATCAACTCAGTACGTTGTCAACACAGCACTGTCTGGCGGTTCATTCGTCATCGGCGGAACTGGTCTGACTGCGGCTGAAGCTGACAACGACGCGATCACTGTGGGCGACAGCTACACAGCGAACATTGCGTTCCATCGTCGCGCTCTTGAGTTGGCGGTTCGTGCGCCAGCAGTACCACAGGGCGGAGACACAGCAGACGACGCTTTAACAGTTCAAGACCCAGTTTCAGGATTGGTCTTTGAAGTCCGTGTTTATAAGGGCTATCGTAAGACTATGATCGAAGTTGCGGCATCTTGGGGTGTCAAGGCTTGGAAGTCTGACTTCATTGCCACATTGGTTGGCTAAAAGTAGCGGGGGCTTCGGCCCCCGTTTTTGATGAGGAAGCTGAAGATGGCAGAATCAAAGACTACCGCAAAGAAAGCTCCGGCTAAGAAGCCAGCGGTTAAGAAGGCGGCTCCGAAGAAAGAATCCAATGCGCTTGTCACGATGGTTAATGACGAGGGCAGAAAAGCAAGTGTTCATCCATCAATGGTTGAGGACTACAAATCAGGCGGTTACAGGGAAGCATAATCATGGCTAAGAAAGACGTGGTTGAAGAAGTAGCTGTCGAAGAAGAGGTTGTCGTTGAAACTACATCTGCCCCGAAAGGGACGACAAAGATGGTTCACGCTGACGGCAGAGTTGCGTATGCACACGAGTCAATGATTCCGGCATACAAATCCGGCGGGTTCAAAGAGGTAGAATAATGGCACTTGTAGTCGAAGATGGGTCAGTCGTTTCTGGGGCTAATTCTTACATTACCCTAGCTGATTATCGCGCATGGGCGAACGCACGAGGGATTAGTGCGTCAGATTCAGACACAGTGCTTGAACGCTATGTGCTTCGTGCAATGGATTACTTTGAACAATTAGTGTTCATTGGTAACAAAGCCAATGAGAATCAACTCCTCCAATGGCCGCGCACAGAAGCCCTCATAGACGGCTATTATGCTGATGCGACGGAAATACCTTCCCAAGTGAAGAGAGCCGTGTACGAGGCTGTTAAAGTCGAATCAGACGGGTATTCAGAACTAAATAACCAAGATCGCAGGACAATCCGCGAGAAGATCGGTGATATTGAGATTCAATACGCTGATAATAGCGAGAACCGTACGATCACACCTGCACTTACCTCTGCGTTGAGTAAACTGGTACAACCGGCGACTGTCGTAGGAAGGCTATGAGCTTCAATTACACTGCGTTACAGAATAGTGCTGGAGCCTTGCTCCAGAAGTTCGGGAGGCAGTTGACGTTCACTCGTACGTCGGATGGGGCGTATGACGCAACCACAGGTCAAAAGACGCAGACCACTTCTACGTTTACAAAGTATGCTTGCGTGTTTGATTATTCTGCCGAAGAGCTAACCTTAGATAACATTGAGGCTGGTGATCGTCGAGTCTTAGCAGAAGGCCATGCTTATCAAGTAGGAGATACTGTATCTCTTGATAGTCAAAACTTTCGAGTTGTTGCAGTATCTAACATTCAACCGGCTGGTACTGTACTAGCGTGTAACTTGCAGGTGAGAAAGTGAGTCGTAAGTTTGGGAAAAGGCTGGAAGGTGCTACTGCAAGGATTATTGATAAAGCGGAAAAGCGCGTCAAAAACTTAATTGGCGTAACTGCACGAGCAATCATCAGGCAAACCCCTAAAGATAAAGGTCTGCTAATCAATAATTGGTATGCATCCAAGGGAAATTTCCCGCAGGGTAGAACCAAGTCTGTTGACCGTAGTGGCAAAAAGTCCATTGCAAGAATCAATAAAACCGTTGACTCTTTAAAATTAGGGCAGACTTTTTACATGGCTAATAATCTTCCATATGCGAGGGTTGTGGAATATGGCTTGTATCCAAGTCCTCCAAAGAATCCAACAGGCAAGACTGTCAATGGGTTCTCTAAGCAAGCTCCGGCAGGAATGGTTAGGATTAACATTAGAAAGCTAATCTCCAAAATACGAGCTGGGGGAGCTGTTTAATGGCTACTCATTTCAATGATCTTCAGGCGGCATTAGATGGTAGGTTATCGACACTGAGTGGCGGATATTCTATCGCTTGGCCGAATACAAAGTTTGAGCCAGAGGCAAATCAAACTTTTTTGAGTCCATCCTTTCTACCAACAGGAACAGTACAAGCAGGGCTTGGCTCTACTGGCAAGGATGAAACAAACGGCATTTATCAAATAGATGTTGTTTACCCAGCAGGGGCAGGGCGTTCTACGATTCCTGATTCTGTGGCAGATCATTTTAAGAGAGGCACTGTTTTGTCTTATAATGGTCTAAATGTCAGGATTCGATCTGTTTCGATTGATCCTGCTGTGACTGAGGGTGCGTTTCATTTCGTGCCAGTGACAGTCGATTTTCAAACTTATACTGACGCGAGGTAGGAAAAATGGCTATCGCAAACGGCGCACAACATTCCCTGCACTTTATTGCAGAGAGTACCTATGGAACTACTCCAAGCACACCGACTTGGACTCCTTTACCGCACACAGGAACGACTTTGGCTTTGTCAAAAGATGGCATTGAATCAGAGAAACTGCGCGGTGACCGGCAGGTCGAAGATTTTCGTCATGGCAACAAATCTGTTTCAGGGGATGTTTCCGCTGAATTAGAATACGGCGCATTTGACGACATTCTTGAGGCTGTAATGTGCGGAACTTGGACAACTAACGTCCTAAAAACAGGCACAACTCGTCGTTCTTTCACCCTTGAGCGTAAGTTCGCAGATTTGGCAACTCCAGAGTTTCATCGCTATACAGGTTGTGAGTTCAACACAATGAGTATGTCGATCAGTCCAAATGCTATGGTTAGCACTACTTTCGGAGTTGTAGGTCAGGATTTAGCACTTGCTACTGCTGAAGTTGCTTCATCAACCTATTCTGCTGATATTGGCAACACACCTTTTGATTCATTTACTGGATCGATCAATGAAGGTGGTTCGTCAATCGCAACAGTCACAGCACTCGATATTTCGATTGAGAATGGTCTGGAGCCTTTGTTCTCGGTAGGTGCTGACACAACTAGCCGCCCTTCGATTGGCAAGTCTCGCGTAACTGGTACGCTAACTACTTATTTCGACAGCAAGACGTTGTATGAAAAGTTCATTAACGAAACTGAGTCTGACGTTGTATGTACACTGACAGACACAGCGGGGAATGATTACATCATCGATTTAACTAAGGTTAAGTTCAATTCTGGTCAGCCGGACGTTTCAGGGGAAGGTGCGGTAACGGTCAGCATGGACTTTGTTGCTTTGTACAGTTCTGCGGATGCTTCACAGCTCGTCATTACTCGTACACCTGCATAATTATCAACAATAAAACCTAGGGGGTTTTATGGACATAAATCAACTGGCGACGGTTGAGAGTCACGAGTCTGGAGCGGAGTTTCAGCTCGTGAATACGGCAACTGGGGAACCAGAGGATGTAATCTTTCTGGTCAAAGGTTTGGATTCCAAAGCATGGAGACAGGCTCAGAAGGAGCAAAGAAGGAAACACGAAGGTGAAGAAGGCATAGATTTATTTGACCATGAATATCTGTGGCCGATGATTGCTTCAATCATTATTGATTGGCAGGAGTTGCAGAAGGGTGGTAAGCCATTTAAGTATTCAAAAGAGAATGCTCTTTGGCTGTGCGAAAATTCTCCGAATGTAGTGAACCAAATCTTTGCTTTCTTACTTGATAGGAAAAATTTCATAAACGACTGATTGATGAGTTTGTGGCGTTTGGGAAGTGGTGTTTTTACATAAATAGCTACCCAGAAGGTTCAAAAATCAGTCGTTATGAAAGCCTGAAACAAGTTGAGAAAAGTCGCGGAGTCACACCGCCAGAATTGCTAAATGCACCAACGCTATTATGGCAACATGATGATTGCTGGACAGCGTACACATCGCTCAAAAACCATACATGGTTGGAGCTTGAAAGTTATATGCGGCTTACGGGTAGGGTACTTGATCCGTGGGAGATTGAGGCGATTATGGAGCTTGCGAAGCATAAGGTTTAGTGATGGCGACAGATATTGAAAAGCTACAGATTGCGATTGAGACAGTAGGCACTAAGGCCGCACAGAAAGAGCTTACACGACTCAAGAAAGCCGCAGAAGCCGCTGGAAATGGCTTGGACGGGATGAACGCCCAAGCTCGCAAAGGCCCGCCTCTCTTGAAAGGATACCGTGGGGCGGCATCCGCCCTAACAAATACTACTGGTCAATTATCCGTACAGATACAAGACGTTGCAGTCCAGCTTGAATCTGGCACGGATGCTGTTCGTGTATTCGCGCAACAAGGCCCGCAAATTGCGGCGATCTTCGGCCCTTCTGGTGCGGCTTTCGGTGCGATCTTGGCTATCGGTGCGCTGATCGGTGGGCCGTTCATTCGATCATTGTTTGCCGCCAATGAAGCAATCACAGAATCTAAAAAGAAGCTCAAGGAATATAGCGGAGATTTATCAGCCCTTTCCGAAGCGGCAAAAGGCGCGAAACTAGCAGAGCTACGGAGAGAGTTAGCGACTGTTAGAGATACGATTGAGAGCTTAGGGGAGACTCAGGCAGATGCAGTAGAGCGATTCTATGAGCTACGAGATGGATCAACCGGAGTTATAGAGTCAGGCAAAGAGATTTTTAAAGGGAATAAGGATTTAACGGCATCGTATATTGATAGCGCGGAAGCTGTCATAACTAATAGAAATGCTTTAGAAGATCAGCTCAAGTTACAGCAAGAATTGCAAACTCAATTCGATATTCTAACGGGCAAGCGCAAAGAAGAAACCAAAGAGGTTAAAGAAAAGCGCGAGAATTTGATGGCCTTAGTTGAAACCATCGACGACGAATTTAATGCTATTGGCAAGACAGCCATCGAATTAAAGATACTAGAAGCCGCTAGAGACGGTGCTGGCATTTCATTACAAAATCAATTACGCCGTCAGTTAGAGGCAGTCAAGGCTTACGAGAAGCAACAGCAAGTCGAGAAAGAAGCGGAAGCACAGGCAGAAGCACTAAGAAAAGCTAGAGAAGCACTAATTGCCAAAACGAAAGAGCAAGCTGGTGCAACCAGAATGTCTTGGATCGAAATGGAGATTCAAAGAGCCGTTGCAATGGGGCTTACTGGCGATGAACTAAAACTACACAAGGCTAGATTGGTCGCTATCCAATCTGCGAAAGATGAGAAAGCCGCGCAGAAAGATTTATCTGAAGAGCAAAAAGGCACGGTTAAAGTCTTAAAAGAAATATACGGCCAAAAGCAGAAGCTCATTGAACAGCAGAAAGAATTTTTGGCTCAGTTTAAGAGCGAAACTAAAACAGAAAAATTGCTCAGAGAAGCCAAAGAATTAAACTTCAATCAAGAACAGATGAAACAAGTACAGCTTGAAATTGTTCGTAGAAATGAAGCGGAATATGCTAAGAAGCAGATTGCGGACGCTGAAGAGAATGGTAGGGTCAAGGCTGAGATACAAGCACGGCAAGACAACCGCGAGCTTGAACAGCGCACCAACTTAAATGAATCATTGCTTGGCCTTGAAGGCAAATTGATGAAGGGTAAGTCTGAAAAGCAAAAGGCTGGATTCAGAGTCGGCGTGAACCTGATGAATCAGGAAAAGCGCGAGAATGCGGCAAAGATTATTTCCGATTCGTACGGTGCGGCGATGGCGGCATATAAATCGTTAGCGATAATCCCCATTGTCGGCCCAGTATTGGGTGCGGCGGCGGCTGGTGTCATTATCGCGGCGGGCGCATCGTACGCTACTAAATCACTCTCTGGTAGGGCATTAGGCGGACAGGTTAGAGGCGGTGAATCCTATGTTGTCGGGGAGCGCGGGCCAGAAGTTCTGACTATGGGGTCTAGCGGCAGGATCATACCTAACGAAAAACTGCGTCCAGAATCTACTAGCAATACACAAAACGTCAGCGTCTCATTTAATATCACGGCAACAGACGCATCAGGATTTGACCAGTTGTTACAACAGCGTCGAGGCATGATTATTGGTATGATTAACCAAGCAATGAATAATCGCGGTAGGAAGGCACTTGTATGACTTACCCAACTGATCCAGAGTTTCAGTCGATCAATTTCAGGTCGAATAACTTTGTCACCACATCAGAGTCGATCAACGGAAAGATCAAGGCTCGTGCAATCGGAGCGCAACGCTGGGAGTTTACTGCTAGCTATGAACGTCTAACAAAGTCTGAAGCTGGTATTGTCAGTGCATATATCATTTCTCAGGGCGGAAGATTTGGCGAGTTTGACATACAGCCAACAGAGATTGGCTCCACTCGTGGCACTGCGTCGGGCAGTGTTCTAGTTAACGGAGCGCATACAGCGGGCGATAAGACGATTGCTGTTGATGGACTTGTAGGGCAAAGTTTGCTCAGGGGAGACTTAGTTAAGTTTGCAGGGCATAACAAGGTCTACATGGTTACAGAAGACTTATCTGGGAATGGCACATTGACGATCTATCCTGCGCTCGTTGCTGATGTTGCCAACAATGCCGCTGTTACCTACAACAACGTGGCGTTTAAGGTTCGTCTGGCAAATGACATTCAATCTTATGAGGTAAATGCTAATAACCAGTACAATATCGAAGTCGATTTTATTGAGTCTTTATAATGGCAAGAACGATCAATGCCTCTACATTCTCTGCGCTCCAGTCTAACAGCTCAGGGATTGCACATTTAATAAGTATTGAGGTAGATACAGACACTCCTACGGTACGGTATTACACCAGCAATCCGATTGACTTGGTTTATGATGGCGAGACTTATGAATCCTCAGAGCTTTTGGTGGACATAAGTGCTTCTGGGCAAAGCGGAACATTACAGAACCAACAATTCAATATTACATTGAGTAACGCCACAGGTTCATTTGCAAGTGATTTGCTTACTCAAAATTGGAATAACGGCGATGTTTTTTATTACCTCTGCGCGACAAGCGCATCATACGGAATTGTAGGCGCACCAATCCTTCTGTTCAAAGGTTTGTTATCCAGCTTCAGTTTTCAGGAAGGCGATAATTCAGTAATCACTTTGACTGCTGATAGTCATTGGGCTGACTTTGAGAAAAAGGGCGGTAGACGAACTAATTCATCATCACAGCGAGAGCTTTATTCAACTGACTTGGGGTTTGAGTTTTCAGCTAATTCCGTCAAGGACTTGAAGTGGGGTAAAGCGTAGTGAGCTTTTTCAAGAAGTTATTTAATAATCCTCTTGGAGCAGTCAAAGATACAGTCGATTTTGCTCTTGATCTTGTTGGCGATGTTATCTCATGGTTTGTCGAGATACCTGAACTGCCTGATTTTGGCAGTCAGCAACAAGGATTCTTGGTCAACAAGCAAGCGAATGACCAGCCTATACCTTTAATTTACGGCGAACGTTTAGTTGGCGGAACTAGAGTATTCGTTGAGACAGCAGGGACAGACAACAAAGATTTATATGTTTGCCTTGTACTATGCGAGGGGCCGGTTGATTCGATTGGTGATATTTATATCGACGACGTAATTTCAACAGACTCAAAATACAGCGGTCTTGTCACTATCGATAAAAAACTAGGGGCTTCGGATCAAACTGCCAGCACTGTATTAACGAGCGCACCTTCATGGACTTCTTCGCATCGATTGCGTGGAGTCGCTTATTTGGGAATCAAGATTGTATTCGATGCAGATGTTTTTAGAGGATTGCCTACAATTACTGCAAAGGTTCGTGGTAGAAAAATTTACGATCCAAGAAAAGACAGCACATCTACTGTCTATGATTCGGGGCTAGGCACTTCAACGCATCGCTCAAATGATGCATCCACATGGGAGTGGAGTGACAATCCAGCACTTTGTCTTAGAGATTATTTAACCGATGACCTGTACGGGAAGGGTATACCGTACAACGAGATTGATGAGCAGGGTATTGCTGATGGTGCGGATTTTTGCGATGAAACCGTAACTGAGTATACCGGCGGCTCAAATCAGTCTATCTACCTCTGTAATGCCGTCCTCGATACAGGACAGTCGATCTTTAATAACACAACTGCGCTACTGAAGGGTATGCGCGGAATGCTTCCCTTCAGTAATGGAAAATATAAGCTAGTCATTGACGACGATCCTGCAAGCTCCACTCTTACATTTGATGAAAGCAACATTGTTAGTGACATTGATGTTTCGTCTATTGGACGGAAGCAGAGGTACAATCGATGCGTGGCAAAGTTTGCGAACAAAGATGTTAATTTTCAGCCAGATGAAATTGCATATCCAGAGAAAGACTCATCGGAATACACTACATACAAGGCTGAAGACAACGGGATTGAGCAAGAGCTACAGCTTGATCTGCCAACCATTACAGCGGTCTATCAAGCTCGTGATATTGCTCGTGTGGCAGTGTTGTCGTCAAGACAGCAGAGTTTATCTGTATCGTTCACAGCAGATTCATCGACGATCAAAGTTGAAGTTGGTGACTTGGTGTTACTCAACTATCCAGCTCTAGGGTTCACAAACAAGCAATTCAAATGTCGGGCAATGTCTATCAATCTTGATTCAACTTGCTCGTTCCAGTTATTTGAGCATGACGCAACAGCATACCCTTGGGAAGTATTGAGCGAAGTTGATGCGTTGAGTTCGCCAGCTTTTGTTGATCCTGCCGATGTAGCTTTCCCTGCGCTCTCCGTTGGCACTCCATCGTTGGAGGAAGTCAGTGATGCAGATGGCGCAATAAGAAAATTTGTTAAGTTTGAGGCTCCAGAAAGCTCGTATCAATACGTCGACTATTATGACGTTCAGTATAGAGAGCAAAGCTCTGATTGGTTTTCATTTCATAAAGATACTCCATTGCTTCAGATTTACGGTTATAGAACAGGGTTTACATATCGCTTTAGGTACGCAATCGTAAATATCTTCGGGCAAAAAAGTGCCTATTCAACAGAACGATTGATGAGCATTGGTAATCTAGGCAGGGACGAATTTACCGGCGAGTCGATCAAAGATCAATCGGAGCCAGTTGGTAAGCTGAAGCCTAGAACGAATTTCGACTTTCTAGGCACTCCAAGCAACCCTGAATATAAGTTCTTCCTTGGCCCAGTAGATACAAGTTTAGGTGTTTTTGAGGAATCTGAATTTGCTCTAGGCGGAAAGTCATATCAAGATCAGACTGGAGGCATTATCGCTTATGCCGAAAGCGGCCCTGCTCTTCAAGCGCATACCGAGTCGGATGCCGCTAATAATTTTTATTATGCTGGGAATTTCTTTGGTGGATATAATCTCAGCGCAGACAAAGCTCCAGTCAGGGCAGAAATAGGGTCTTTTTCTCAGGGTGGAAGATTTAGGGTTGGCAACATCAACTCTATCAATGTATCTGGGGCGACGAGCGCAAATCCTTGCGTAATCACTACAAGCACAACGCACAATTTGAATGACGATGATATTGTCTACTTGTCTGGTTTTACAGGTGGATGGACAGGATTGAACGATGAAAACTCAACAATCACTGTACTAACGTCTACAACATTCAGGATCACTCAAGATACTAGCTCCTTTGCAACTTACTCGTCTAACGGCGGGGTAGTTAAAAGTAGCAGACCATTGTACGTTGAAGATGGAGTTTCAGCCGACGTTTTCCTTGCAATAGCAACTCAGGGTTCATCTTATTCGATATACACCAACGTAGGTACAGCAGGGCCATTTACAGCGTCACATGATGGATTGATAGAGAAGGGAATTAGTCCAGAGTTGGGTGATATTCTCATTGATATTGAGGTCAAGGCGGCCCCAACGATCAATGACGCAATTACATCGGTTGCTATCTCAAGTCAGGCAAACCAGACCGGAGTGATCGGAGTGTTTGCAGGTGATCTTGGCGGAGGATTCGTCCCTGCCGCACTTGGAGAAGATGCGCCATTCTCATCAAAAAATAGAATACACAAGGGCGGAGAATGGGTGCTGAAAGCAGAGCATGAGCATCTGTTTGAGACGTATAAAACCATCAAGATCAACTCTATTGGTGAAGGTAAGATCAACGTCTGTGGTCAGGCAGGTAATATCTCTGTTGGAGACTTAATTGTCGCATCTGATATGCAGGGTAAGGGTATGAAGCAGAGTGATGATATAATTCGCTCATACACGGTAGCTAAGTCACGCGAGAATGTAACCTTTGCATCCGCTGATGAGGTTAAACAAATCGCTTGTATTTACTTAGGTGGATGATATGGCTGATCCAATCAAACTCGTACAAGGGGATACAGCACCCCAGATCAAGGCAACTGTAACCCGTAGCGACACAGGCGATGCCGTCGATGTATCGGATGCGACAGTCAGTCTACATTTCCGCAGAAAGTTCTCTGAAACTGTATTATTCTCGCTGACCAATCAAGGCACGTCAGAACAAGCGGCAGATGGGATTTGTATCTTTGTATTTGCCGCAGGGAACCTTGACCTTGATGCTGGTGAATATGAGGGCGAAATTGAGGTTCTATTCAACGGCGGAACCCGTGAAACGGTGTATGAAACACTTAGCTTCTTAATGAGAGAAGACTTCCAGTGAGTTTGAGCCTATCGGCGGCTATTGTTGCTAAGAGAATACTAGCCGCAATATCCGCTGGTAGGGTAAAGGCCGCCATATCAGCAGGGCGAGTCCTCGCATCGATCACTGCTAGCAGAATCTCTGCATCCGTTACTGCCGCACAACTCCAAGTTGCGATTGTTATTGGCCGGTTCATTGAGATATTAAGGACTCAGGACAATGTGTCTGTGTCCCAGATATTCACTCTTTTATTCGGCAAGAATCCATCTGACTCCGCAGACCTTAATGATGAGCATGCAGTTGATTACGGCAAGAATGAGTCAGAGTCGATTGGCGTTACACAACTAGCCGCTAAGTCTGTATCTAAGCCAGAGACAGACGCTTTTTCAGTATCAGATGACAGCACGATTGCGTATGGCAAGAATCCAATCGAGTTTCCTAACCTTACAGAACAGGCAGTGTTCTCATTCGGCAAGTCTTTATCTGACACAGTAAACGCTACTGATGACATTGATGGTAACGCTACCATCGAAGACGATCAGAACATGACGTACAACAAGATACGTCTCAACACGGCACAGGTTGCAGAGGCTCATGCCATTGCGTTTGTTAGGGGGCCAATATCAGACGCATCAAGCATCACCGATCTTCATTCACTGGCGTATGGGAAGATTGCTACTGACAGCGGTGCGCTCACAGACTCTAATACTGTGGACTTTGGCAAGGCTCCATCTGACTCAGCCAATCTTACTGAAACACAGGAGTTTGGCGTAGGGAAGTCGTTATCCGACGCATCAAGCGTAGCTGAAGCGCATGAAGTGTCATTTAGCTCTGTACAGGCTGATATAGGCTCTCTAACGGACGATCACGCTGTATCCTATGGTAGTACTCAGTCTGACTCATCAAGCGTAGCGGAGAGTATTTCAAACAGCCCAAGTAAAGTTCTGGATGACTCTGGCTCATTCACAGATGATGACCCTGTATTCAATGTAGGCAAGAACCCATCCGACTCAGGGTCATTGGCTGATCTGCACGTTGTTGATCTATCTAAGACACTGACTGACTCTGGCTCTGTTACTGAGTCGTTTAGTCGAGTTGTGGCGTTTACCCGATCATTTACTGAGACGATCTATGTCACAGACGATGTGAATGGTGCGGCAGTCGATGATGACCAGAACGCACAATTCTTCAAGAATCTTACAAACATTGGTTCTACATCTGATTCAGAGGTAAAATCAGTGGGTAAGAACCCGTCCGACTCTGCTAATTTCACGGAGTCAGGCGCGTATGAGAAGCAAGATTACGTTGATACGATGACGTATTTTGCTGAAAACTATGTCGGGACTACCGGCTCATTGTTCTAATAGGAGAACACCATGCTACAAGATAGCTTGAAACTAAGTGGACGGGTCGGAATTGTCCTTCATGACAAAGACGGCAATGTTATTCACGAGCAAACGACTGAGAACTTAGTCGTCAACGATGGCCTTAACTTCATCTGTTCGCGGATGGAAGGCACGAGCCAAGACGTTATGTCGCACATGGCGGTTGGGACAAATAGCACTGCTGTTGCGGCAGGGGACACAACCCTTGGTACTGAACTGGCGCGTGTTGCGCTTGCATCTACCACTGTATCCACTAACACCATTGAGTATGTTGCTTCATATTCAGCGGGTACTGGTACAGGCGCATTGGTTGAGGCTGGCATTTTTAATGCGTCTTCAGCGGGCGATATGCTCTGCCATGTGGTTTTCGATGTTATCAACAAGGCCGCCGCCGATAGCATGACCATTACATGGACGATTACCCTAACTGCGTCTTAATTAGAACGAGGAGCGTTTTTAAATGGCTATTAAAACCCGCCAAACTACGGCAACGGGCGTAACCAATAATAACGCTCCTCTGACTAATGATGAGTTAGATAACAACTTTGTTGAGCTTCAGCAGAACAAGTACGAGTCTGGCGATAATATTGACGTAGGCACAGTCACGGCTGATGGGTTGACTGTTGATAGCAGTTCTTCAGTTATATCAACTTTTAATGGAACTGCCGCAACAGGGGTCAATGTTTCAATAAAGAATACCGAACATGAATTTTATATCGGGACAAACGATGGAAATTTATATTTATACGATGTAGATAACACAGCAACTCGATTTCACATAGCATCAAACGGAGACATTTCCTTCTACGAAGACACTGGCGCAACTGCAAAGTTTTTCTGGGATGCGAGTGCTGAGTCGTTAGGTATTGGGACGACGAGTCCAAATAGACCATTACAAGTTTCAATGAGTAGCTTAGGAGCGACTGTTGCATCGTTCAAAAACGATGGTGGGCCTAATGCTCAAATTGGATTCCAAGCATCTGGTTCTGCTAATGATGCAAATTGCCGTATTGGTGTGGCATCTGATACTGACTTTGTTGTTTTCACAGGCAACTCAGAATCAGTAAGAGTTGATGACAGTGGTAACGTAGGGATTGGGACGAGTAGTAATTTCACAGATGCACAGTTACATATCTCTGGCATTAATGCAGGTGGCGATAATAGTTTGCGAATACAAAACGCAAGCACAACATCTGGTACAACAACGTCTTTAAAGTTCACTAATACAACGGTTGACTACGCACATGCTAGTTTAACTTCAGATAGAGATAAAAACTTAATATTCAAAAATACTGACGATACCGTTGAAACCATGCGCATCACCTCCGGTGGTGACGTGCTAATTGGTACTACTGATACATCTCCGAATAATAATAGTGCGGGAAATGCAAATGACAACGGAACTGCTATTGGATTTGGTTTAATTCAAAGTGCCGCATATAAGTCAACAGCTAACTCAGGATCGGTAGCGTATCTTAATCGGACGGGAACTGACGGCAATATTGCACAGTTTTACAAAAACGGCGCATCAGTCGGGTCGATTGGTGTTGATAGTGGCACAAGATTGTATTTTACAAATTCTAGTGGTGCGGGACTATTTTTAAGCTCTGGTACTCAAGTAGAGCCAATGAATAACGGCTCTAGAGCAGATGCTACTATGAATATAGGCGGAGCAACGTATAGGTTCAAAGACCTCTACCTATCAGGCAAGTCTTTTGCAGACACTTATCAGTTTGCTCAAAATAGTTCAGCAGTTGGTGCGACAGAAGCAATATACCGTCCGGGTACTGGAAGTATTGCGTTCAAAGCTAATAGTGCGGAACGCATGCGCATCGACTCCAGTGGTAACTTGCTAGTTGGTAAGACTGTTACTACTTTAGGCACTGAAGGCACTTTGATTGCGTCCGGTCAAATACAACAAACCAAATCAGCGGGTGCGCCTTTACTTGCTAACCGTACTGGTTCTAGCGGAACTGAAGACGGCACTATTATTGATATACGCAGTAATAGCGCAACAGTCGGGTCGATTGGTACTACTGCATCTGGGTTGACTATTGGCTCTGGAGATACCGGCTTATTTTTTGATTCAGCAGAAGATTCAGTTAAGCCAAGAAATTCTAGCGGTGCGGCAAGAGATGCGGCTATTGATTTAGGCAAGGGTTCACATCGCTTCAAAGACCTCTACCTATCAGGCATTGCTTATGCGGGAAGTAAAGTCTTAGCAGGAGGCACTTCGGCATCCTCTAGCGGTCAGGTTGCTGTTATATCTTCTTCAAGTCCTTACGTCTCATTCCACGAAGGTTCGACTCGCAAAGCCTATATGCAATGGGTTAACAGCGGCTATCTACAAATACGGAATGAGGAAGGTACTGATGTCAGAATCAGGGGTAATGGTGATACAGAACTTGAATTAGCAGATAATGCTGGGTCTGTTCATGGCAGACTAAAAATCTATGCGGCTAGTACTGACTTTGCCATGCAACATGAAAATGGCGAACAAATTGTTTACGGTCGGAAAAATCAAAACACTTGGCTTTACTACAATGGTCTGTGGAAGATCAGAACTGAAGATGATGGAGCCTCAATTAATGATGAGAGTAGCACTGTTCGTTTACATATGCGTACCGGGAACGGTACAGACAGAGGCAGTATTTACGCTACTAATTCTAATGAAATAGGTATTTTAGACGAAGGTGGTAACTGGGCTATCAAGCATACTAATGATTCTAAGACAGAATTTTTTATTGCTGATACATTAAAATTCACCATTGGCGCATCCTCCGTAGTCTCTGTTAACGACCTTACAGTCAACTCCGATGAGCGTATCAAAGACAACATCGAGCAGATTCCAGATGCGTTAGAGAAAGTCCAAGCTATTCGTGGCGTAACCTTCAACAGAACTGATACTGACGACGATACACGCCATGCAGGAGTCATCGCTCAAGAGGTAGAGAAAGTCTTACCAGAAGTCGTTACAGAGAACGAAGAGACAGGCATCAAGTCAGTCGCCTACGCAAACATGGTCGGCCTACTCATTGAGGCGATTAAAGAACAGCAGACTCAGATTGACGATTTGAAAAATGAAGTCACCCGATTGAAGGGTTTTGAGTAATGGCTACCACATACAAGGCAAACGGATTAGCTCCTTCAGTTATAAGTCAGCTTCAAGGCACTACATCTACTAACTGGGGCTTTAACTTATCTGACTTTACTGAAACAACTTTGAATTTTCGAGTTAATTGGAAGCCCAAGACAAATAGAAGCACCATGTATATAAGATGCTATGTAGCAAACGACTTCTCAAGTCAAATGTGGTATTTCAGGAATAATAGAACGAATTTTCAATATACAAATACCGATGCAGGTAATTCTTACTCAGGTAACTCTTATATGTACCTTACTCGATATTATGCCACTGCAAATACAAGCGTCCCCCATCATTGCCTTGATTTAACTTTGCACAACTATGCAAGAGACGGGAAGCTGTGGCCTTCATTCCACGCTAAACACGATTACATATATTCAAACTCTGACAATGCTACTAATCTTATTGCGATGACAAACTTTGTTTCTGGGACTTTGTTTTTGTCTCCTTTTTCAGGGTACACAAGCAGTAACACAAACACCGTACAAAGGATTCAGTTTTACATAACAGATTCCGCTACTTTTGAAGAATTTGATGTGCAAATGTATCAAGATGGGGAGCTACTTCATGGTTGAATTAGTTTCATCTGGGATTGCTACATTAAGCGAAGATTCTTCTGCAAGTGAAGTTTTGGTTGAGAATATTCCAGACAATGCGGTAAGTATCTTAGAAATGAATTACAAGCCAACATTGGCAGGCACTCGGTTTTATTTCAATTTTAGAGATAGCAGTAATAACAATTTAAGGAAATATTACAACTTAGTTAGATTCACTGGCCTGACAACAAGGGACAGCAGTGTGACATATTCACCTACCGGGACCACTGGGAATATAACGCATACGCCCACTACTAGTTTTGGCCCAAGCATAACAAACTGGTCTACTGTCCGTTTAATAATTTACAATTACGGGACTGCTAGCCCTTCTACCGTAAGTTGGTTTGATATTTTAGCTAGCTTTTCGTACCAATCTCATGCCATTTTTAGGATGAAAAATTCTACCAATAATGGGTTTGCCCCAGTAAGCAAGTTTTATATGTATCACAGTAATAGTACGCAAGGTTCAAGCGCAAACTTTAATTACAGGCTGACAAAAATCAGAGATGTAGCTTTGTCATAAAGGAAGAGATAAGTGGCTATATTTAATGGCAAAGGCATAAAACCAGAATATGAGTTTGAGCTAGCTGAAACATCTCAGAATACCTCATCGTCTGCATATCTGCGAACGCTAGATTTTAATGGCGGCTACGGTGTATACAAGATCAGAATATACTTTATGTACAATACATATATAAGTAGCCGGTCTTCAATGGGAGGCATCAAGTTTACGGACTCCAATAACAATGATTGCAGATGGAGCAACTCTAATGTACGCCTCTACGCAAGTACTTTTTATCACTGGGCAGGAGCAGATTACGGGTCTAACTGGTGGGGCGACCATGAAATATGGATTCCGCATATGTGGAACAACCAAACAAATGAGGCTTTAAGAAATAATACTATTTGTGCTTGGTACGATATATGTGTCAGGGTTGATCCTTCTGGTAGACATATGATTTGGGGCGAGAAAGGAATTAACACAACATCTTCTGCATATCCAGTTGACGGAAGATTCATTGCAAGCTCAAAGACAACAACTGTTCCACAAAAATTAGTGATAGATAGGCTTTCTACTATTTGGTGGACACAACTCAGTATGCAAGCAACTAAAGTATGGGAGGCTTAAATGGACGGCGAACATATCGTAGATGATCACGGAATGGATGATGAGGGGCTTGCTACCTTTTATCGTGATAACCGTGATTTAGAATTAAGTTTGAGTGACTGGACGCAACTCTCTGATGTAAATCAGCAGACTCGCTATGCGTATGTTGGTTACAGGCAAGCCCTGCGTGACCTTCCCAATCATGCAAACTGGCCTCAGCTGAACCCAGAGGATTGGCCTAAGAAACCAAACGTCTGATAAAATATGCTATTTCTGGTAGGAGAACTTCAGTGGACAAGCGAACCGTAGCATCAGCGCATCAAAGAATCGACAATTTGGAGAAAGAAGTGATCGCTATAAAGAC